CCCCACCCGTGTAATAATAATATTCCCGCGCGTAAGGGGGCTGGCCCTGCCAAGCCGGATGGGGTTCAGGATCAGACTTGGCGTGATTTCGTGGCTCACCGGAAGGCGAAACGGGCCGCGATCAACGAAACCGCGCTGGCTGGCATTCGGCGGGAAGCCGAAAAGGCGGGGTGGACGCTGGAAGCCGCGCTGGCTGAGACGGTTTCCCGTGGCTGGCAGGGGTTCAAGGCTGATTGGGTTGGCCCGGCAAAGCCCGCGCAGGCCGAAAACAGCTACCTTGACCGGCTGATTGCAAAATCCAGCGCGCCGCCGTGAGCCTTCCCGCAGAGCCAATCCCCGCCCCCGGTTTCAGGATCATATCCGGCAAACGAAAGCCCCCAGCCAATGACCAGCGATACGAAATTCAGTTCCGCAACGGCTACGTTGATCGCAAAGCCAGTTACACCGCTGCCCAGCTTGTCTGGGTACACGATGGCGGGCCTTGGGATGTGGTCGCAGTGCGGGAGTGCTGACTAATGGCAAACCCCGCTTACGTCACAAGCGCGAGGCCGGTTGAGATTTGCGGAAAGACCGCCCGCCTCCAATGCGTGCAATGCGGCGGCCATGAGGATTGGATACTCGACAAACTGCCTCCGCCAAACATCCTGCACAAGCACTTTGCAACGCGCGGTTGGCAACTGCGCAAACGGATTATCTGCCCTTCCTGCAAATCACGAAAGGACAAGCCCATGACTCCTACACCAAAACCCCCTCTCGCTATTGTCGCAACTGAAACCGCTGATGCCATCAAGGCAAAGCGTCGGGAGGCCCACACGGCAATTGAGCTGTATTTCGACATTGCCAAGGGCGCATACCGCGAGGGCTATAGTGATGAGCGGATTGCCAAGGACACCGGCCTGTCAGTCGATTGGGTTGTCAAGCGCCGCGAGGAAGAATTCGGCCCGCTGAAAGAACCGGATGAACTGGTGGAATTGCGCAAGCAGTTGACGGCTGCCGCTGAAACCGTGGCCGCAATTGAGGCGCGCTTCAACAAGCTGTGCATCGCCAAGGGCTGGGCTGCCTAACTCCTGCACCAACTAGGAAAAAGCAATGGCTAAAGCAGGACGCAAGATGAAATCCGGCAAGCGCACCAAGACGGGCAGGCTCTCCCGCGCCGGGATCAGCCCGATTGATCGCGGGACGGAGCGCACCCAGGCCATGCGCGCTCGGTTCGGGGATCACTACCAGACCGCATTGGGCCGTGCTTACGCTGTGGGCCTGCTGGGAGAGGGGCAGGAGGGCAAGGATAGGCTAGAGGTCGCCAAGCGGTTTGCGCGTCTGGTGCGCCGTTATTTCGAGGCCGTGCCGTATCGCTGCGCACTGGACACAAGCCCGCGCGGCAATCCAGACATTGCGCTGGTTGACCTCGACCTGATCGAGCGCGAACAATCCGAGTTCCGCTGGCTGTGCGACAAGGCGCGCGAACTGGATCACGCTGGGGTCCGGCCCTACCTCGACCAGATGATTGCCGATCGGTTCATTGACCACGACCCGCCGTGGCTGTCGCGTTTGCTGAACGGTGGGCGGCACTTTGGCGATGTGGCGGTTATGAACGCGGCGCTTCTGGCGATGGATGTTTTGGTGGGTCGCAAGGGGTCTTGACTTTCGTGTCAAACGTCGATAGGCAGAAATTGATCGTGGCGCTTTGCGTCATAAGAACCCTCGGAGCAATCCGGGGGTTTTTTGTTTTGGGCCTCGCGCCCGACCCGCGCTCTCCATCCATCGCAAGCACTCAGACGGCCCACACGCGGCACGGTAGCGCATGGCTCTGGCAGTAGCGCGGGGTTAATTCGAGGTGAGGCATGGACAAGGCCGCACTGACCGACATTTGCAACGAACTGGCAGAGGGTAAATCGCTGCCGTCCATTTATGGGCTTTACGATTCGCGTGGAAAGATCCGATATATCGGAAAGGCTAATAACCCCAGCGATCGGTTAAAGGGCCATATGCGCGATATGCATCGCAGAGATACCCCGCTTTATCGCTGGCTTCGCAAGAATGGCCAACCAACAATGCGTATTCTTGAGGCTGAATGCCGGGACTGGCGCGAAGCTGAGCGCAGGTTGATCGCAAAGGCGCGCGAATGTGGGGAAAAACTGCTTAACGTTGCTGATGGGGGTGATGAGCCACATTGTCCAATTAGCGTCCGCGCTAAAAATGGTGCTGCAACTGCAAAGGCTATTCAGTCCAACCCGTCGCGCAAAAGGCTTTGGCAAATCAAGCTACAGTTGGGGCGCGCTTTGAAAGATGGGGTTGTGATGAATTCAACCCGTCAGAAGATGCGTCTTCTAGCGGCGAAAGTGCCTAGCATATTTGGCGAATGGGCTTTGATTCCGGATCGGGATGAGGCGTATGCCGGACACTGACTTGCCGCGTTTTGTAACCGGCGGAAAACCCGGACCCGGTCGCCCCAAGGGATCGCGCAACAAACTGGCGGAATCGTTCACGCAAGCACTGCACGACGACTTTATGGAGCATGGCGTGGCCGCAATCGCAACGGTTCGCGCCGAAAAGCCGGACCAGTATTTGAAGGTTATCGCCTCGCTGGTTCCGAAGGACGTCAACCTGAACGTTGGCAACATGGAAGAATTGAGCGATGACGAGCTTGCAGAGCGCGTCCGCAACCTTGCCTCGCAACTTGCTCCTTTCCTCTCTGGCGGAATTGGAGACGCTTACGAAGGTGTTGGCGGCGAGGAAGGCGCGGAAATCCCTTCTAAGCTTCACTGAATACACCAACCCGGCCTATATCAGCGCTGGCCACCACGCACAGATCGCGGAGAAGCTGGAAGCGGTCGAGCGGGGTGACATTGATCGCCTCATGATCTTTATGCCGCCGCGCCACGGCAAATCGGAACTGGCGTCAAAGCGTTTCCCGGCATGGTGCTTGGGGCGACAACCGACGCGGCAGATTATCGCGGCCAGCTACAACAGTGACCTGGCGGATGACTTCGGGCGCAACGTGCGCAACATCGTGGCAGAGCCTGAGTTTGGGCAAGTGTTCCCTGATGTGTCGCTGGCAGCCGATAGCAAGGCCGCTGGGCGCATGAACACGAACCACGGCGGGGCATATGTAGCGGCGGGTGTCGGAACGGCTGTAACGGGGCGCGGGGCGAATATTGCGCTGATCGATGACCCGTTCAAGGATCGGCAGGAAGCGGACAGTGAGCGCCGCCGCGAACTGGTGTGGGATTGGTATCGCTCGACGTTCTACACGCGGTTGATGCCCGGTGGCGCAATCGTGCTGATCCAGACGCGCTGGCATGAGGATGACCTCGCTGGCCGGTTGCTGGAACAGGACGGGCGGGTTGAAGAAGGCGGGCAATGGCACGTTCTGGAACTGCCAGCGATTGATGAGCAGGGCGCGGCGCTTTGGCCTGAGTGGTATCCGGTTCCCGTTTTGGAACGGATCAAGGCGACGGTTGGCCCGCGCGAATGGTCGGCCCTGTATCAGCAAAGGCCGCAACCGGATGAGGGGACGTTCTTTCGCAGGGAGTGGTTCGGAACGTGGTCTAACCCGCTCCCACCTTTGCGCTACTATGGAACGTCTGACTACGCAGTCACGGACGGCGGCGGGGACTACACCGTTCATCGTGTGTGGGGCGTTAGTGCCGCTGGCGACATCTATCGGGTGGCCGGTTATCGAGAACAAGCCACTTCGGACAAGTGGATCGAAGCAAAGCTAGACCTGATCGCCAAATACAAGCCGCTGGCGTGGTTTGGTGAAGGCGGGGTTATCCAGAAGGCAATCGAGCCGATGCTCAAGCGCCGGATGCGGGAACGCGGGGTGCATTGCCGGTTGGAGTGGATTTCGAGTGTTCACGACAAGCCGACGCGGGCGCGGTCTTTTCAGGCCATGGCTGCTTCGGGGCGTGTGCATTTTGAGCGCGGGGCCGACCTTTCGGAGTTCCTGGTCTTCCCTGCCGGCAAGAACGACGACGAAGTGGACACGGCCAGCTTGATTGGTCGGGTAATTGACCAAGCGCATCCGGCGATTGTTCGCGGTGCGCAGAAGCAGGGCCCTGGCGACCGCTGGGCGAAGGCGTTTCAAGATAAGGGGGCAAGTGCTTCATGGAAGACGGCATGACCCCGGAGCAGTTCGTGCGCGATTTCGAGGCGGCAGAGGATGCCACCGCCGAAGCGCGCAAGCTGGCCGAACGTGATATTGACTACTTCCACGAAAAGCAGTGGACCGCAGAGGAGCGCTCTGCGCTGGAACGGCGCGGGCAACCGGCTGTCACCTATAACCGCGTCAAGCGCAAGGTGAATTCCCTGCTGGGCATCGAAAAGCAGACCCGCAAAGACCCCAAGGCATTCCCCCGCAATCCGGCTGATGAAGACGCGGCCCGCGCTGCAACTGATGCGCTGCGGTATGTCTGTGATGAAAGCCGCTGGGACGATAAGCGTTCCGAGGCTGCGCTTGATCTGGCCGTGCCGGGATCGTGCGCGGTTATGGTGGGCGTCAAGCAGACCCGCAACGGGTTCGACCCTGACATTCGCCGGATTGCTTGGGACCGGTTCTATTACGACCCGCATTCGTCCGAGTTCGACTTTGCCGACGCGAAGTTCATGGGCGTGGTGGTCTGGATGGACCTGGACGACGCACTATCGCTCTATCCTGATGCCGCTGATGCGCTGTCTGGAACGTGGAAGCAGGCGCAGGCCGACAACACCTATGACGACCGGCCCAAGCATAACTTGTGGGCTGATTACAAACGCCGCCGGGTGCGTGTGTGTGAACACTACTACCGCGACGGCGAAGGTTGGAAGTTCTGCATTTTCACCAAGGGCGGGTTTGTGGTTGCTCCGCAGGCATCGCCGTATCTGGGTGAAGACGACCAGCCCGAATGCCCGATCAAGGCCGTCAGCCTTTACGTGGACCGCGACAACAACCGCTATGGTGAAGTGCGCACGATGATTGGCCCGCAGGACGAAATCAACAAGCGCCGGTCCAAGGCATTGCACCTGATTAACCAGCGGCAGGTGCGTGTATCGCCTGCGGTTGCCAACGATCCGAATGAGGTTCGCAAGGAACTGGCGCGCCCTGATGGTGTGTTCGTGGGTGAAGAGGGCGACGTTGAAATCCTGCCGACCAACGACATGGCTGCGGCGAACCTGCAACTGCTGCAAGAGGCCAAGGCGGAAATTGACCTGCTGGGGCCGAATGCGGCGCTGGCTGGCAAGAACGAAGCACAGATGTCAGGCCGTGCGATCATGGCCCAGCAGCAAGGCGGAATGACCGAAAGTGCGACATATCTGGATCGCCTGCGGGTGCTGTCGATGGCGGTCTATCGTTCGGTCTGGTGTCGCATCCGGCAGTTCTGGAAAGAGGAACGCTGGGTTCGCGTAACCGACAACGACATGAACACGCGGTTCGTGGGCCTGAACCGGCCTGTGACGCTGATCCAGATGGCCGCGCAGCAGATGGGCGTGACCCGCGACAACGTGCGCGAAGCCCCGCCGGAAGTGCAGCAGCAGTTGCAGATGCTGGCGATGGACCCGCGCGCACAGCAGGTGGTTGGCTATGAAAACGCAGTCACCGAACTGGACGTTGATATTGTGGTCGACGAAGGCATGGACACGCCGACTGTTGCCGCCGAGCAGTTTGACCAGATGCTGAAAATGGCGGGCGCTGGCCTGCC